ACAATCGAGTTGAAGATAAACTTGATTGACTGGTCGGTGCCTTTTGCTCTATAAAACTGTTTGATGTTTTTGATTAGAGTCCTTTTGTCAACTTCTGGTTTAAGTGACTCTTCTGGAAAGGACGCTAGGTATTGTGTTTCGTAGTTTTTAACAAACGCATACAAAAATAGATTGCTAATGTTATAAACAGTTGCACCACTCAAGTGCTCTTCACCATTTCCATAGTTACCTTGCTTCCAGGTAGACTCGTGATACAAATCACCAAGTTTTGTAGTGCCAGAAACGTTTCTAATGCAATTTTCTAGAGTAGTATCAGTTTTAGTCTCATAGAAAATGACCTCATCGTCAATTAAGACATAACCATTGGTTTCTGGGAAAGAATCTGATACTTCAATATTAATAGTAGTATCACCAGCAGCAATATTAGCAGTACATGTCGTAAATTCAGATAGTAGACCCTTTTCATAAGTGTCAATATCTGAATATTGAGTTAAATTTTGAATAATGTCAAGAGGTTGTCCCCTCAATTCAAGCTGCTCATAGTATTTCTGCAAGAATGCAGAAAACTTTGGATATTCAGCGGAAATAAAGTCAGGTAATTGCTTATTGACTAACGCAGAAATTCTTTTCTTAATTGCAGCCATTTAACTACTCTTGAATAATAGTGAATTTGCTCTTGGTGATGTCTACATCGAGGAACATCTCTCTAGCGGAGACGATATCATTCTGCGCGGGCAACGCACGAATTTCAATCTTGTCATCATTAAAACTACCTTTAACGATAATCAAGTCATACATTCTCAACTCTCCAGTCCCATAATCAATTTCGCCTAGATTGGCGTTTAGGACTTGTTTGTCGCCTGTTACACTATCTAATTTATACAAGACCAACTTACCCATTCTATCTTCGATATAGACCGTATCTAGAGGGTATTCTCTGACTGTAAAACCTGTGCTACGAATAGTTGGCTCATCATCTGAGACAATTGAATTCTTAAAACAAATCTCATAATAGAATTTTGAGTTGAGAGCAGGATAGAAGTCCTTTCTCATCTCAATGCTAGTCAAATTAGACATAATCGATGTATCAGAATCATCGATTACACCTGTAAACTTACTATAACGGAATTTTCCGTTGAATTTTTCAGTATCAGACAACTTAATGTAGTCTTCAATGTTTTTGATGACCAACGATTTGATTTTATCTGACTTATAAGTCGTCAAATTAGTATCATAGTAAATATTTGAGGTCATCTCGACGTATAGAATCGACGGATCGACGATTTTTGGCGTTACTGAAGCAACACTATACTTTTTCAACTTAGTTTCAAGGTCTTTTTTGGTGTAAGACGTGAGTGCAGTCGCATATTTTGGTTTTACGACGATTTTTACAACGCCATATTCAGGTGGACTGTCTTCTTCACCACCAAATGCTGTAATATCAGCAACAGAGGGGTATAAATTCCTCACAATTGCCTTGTAGTCTTCCGCTGTTACCGCTCTATCTTGTGTAGCGTAGTTTTTAGCAGCGTTAAACTTGATTCTGTCTAGACTCTCAGAGTTTTCACCACCTGCTGATGCCTCAACAGTTGTCAAATTCGTCAATGTGACAGAAAGTGCATTCAAAGTCTGACTGGTGACATCTGGGTCTTCCAATACACCATTGAAAGAGAAGACCTTTGCACCATTAGTATCAGGACCAGAAGTCGTGAGATATGAAATCTCTACATACTCACCATTCTCTAACTTCCTGCCGAAGACACCATCACCAAATTTAATCTCATAATTCTCATCCTCAATCTCAGTCAAGAAGAAGACCTTACTACCTGGATCTACGTTAAGGATGTTTTCTGCATAGTCATACAACTCAAATGCAGTTGACTGTGCAGATTGGAATACTTTTACACGAATTGATGTCGTGTCAATGTTTAGATTATTAAGAAGGAATCTCTGGTTACGAAGCGAAGTGTTTACTGTGTGATAATCAGTGACAATATTGCCAGAGAAGATTTCTACATTCTCTAAAACCGCGTTGCCATTGTTAACTGGCACCCTAACATCATCTAATACACTGTATTGATATACGGTATTATCGAATAAGGCGGTGAATGCCTTGCCACGTCGTAACAACGCTGTTGTAGGGGCATTTGGAGAGGTGTAGCGAAGCGTTGCACTCACTACTGCTCTCGACGCTGTTGCCGATTTTGGGCGATATCCAAGTTGTTTGGCAAGTGCTACTACATTATCACGCAGAGTAGCAGAATCCAAAAACATTTCATTCACCACCATGTTGGTGTTGAATGCTGTATAGTAAGTATTATATGCTAATACATCAATAAGTTGTGCTAATGCACTACCTTCAAAGTCATAGTCAGTAAAATCCGTCTGCGACCTCATGTATTCCTTGAGGGCAGTCTTGATATTACCGAAGTCTAATTGGTTTAACTGAGAGTAAGGCATCGATTATCTCGTTCTTTCTAGAAGAAGTTCCGTTGTCAATGGACCCGAGTCAAGCTCTCTGCCTATAATTTCATACTCAATCTGAATTTCGTATGCATTACTGTCAAAGTTGGGGGTAGTTACCACATCAACTAGACGCACACGACGCTCATATCGGTCAACTAATGTAAAAATTTCATCACTAATAGTAGCAGCAGTTGCGAAGTCTAAGATGTCAAACAACAATTCAGGAATTCTGCTACCAATTAGTGGTTGGAAGGGTCTCTCTCCCCTCCTAGTCATGATTAAATTCTGCAGCGCAATCTTAATGGCAGTCTCATCTTTTGCCACCAGAACATCATCAGTGTTGGGATGCTTACCAAAGGTAACCATCACATCTTTAAATGTCTGAAAGGTGGGCATAGAGACACCACTACGAGTCAAAAGTATTTATCACAGTTACTGACGGAGTTTCGCGCCTATGTCGGAGTCGCGCTCCTGGCGTCTTTTAGATGCCATTGCAAGATACTTGTCTGCCTTAGTGTCAGTAATTAGCACAGTGGTGCCAAAATCACTCTCCATCATCGAAGGGACATTATCAGGGACGTGGTTAGTTGCCATTGTTTCTCTCCTTTTGTACTAATTCGTAGTCATCAGCAAGCACTTCCCGCAGAAAGTTATCACTCCAGTAGTCGTAATACTGGGTAGACCCCAGTTTTTCACGCATTTTCCGCAACTTAGCTCTGTTTTGCATCAGAATTAAGTTGTAAAGCCCGTTATTCGTCCGAATCTCCCCAATAAACGATGGTTTTTCCGCAGCATCCTCTAAAAATATCATATCAGGGTAGATAGTATTCAAAGATTCGCACCAGTCCTCAACATCTTCGGGCTCCAATTCACGCTCAATCACAAAAATAACGACATCAAACCCTTCAATAGGCTCGATATCGTTAACAGGACACTCAATAATCTTGAAACTTGCTCCAGAGGCATAGGGACAGACTGCAAAACCTCCCAACTCGGGGCGTAACACCGCTAGTCTGCGAATCCAATCCCTAATATGCGCCTCGTCGTACATTACCGTCCTTGTCCTCTGTATTTTTTCTTTGCACCGTTGCGTGACGTTGCGCTGATTTTCGTGTTTGCTGACCGTCCTTGACGAGTCATTTTGGGTTTGCCAGCGATATAACCGCTCTTAGTGAAACTTGGTGACTTTGCCATGATGCTTCTCTGTATCAACTCAGTTATTATAGCACAGAATCAACCACCTGCAAAGACATTCGTAGACCCGCCTGTGACGCTTCCTTGGTCGGCAGAGTCTCCAATCCTTGCCATGGGTTTGCCATTGACCTTTACGGTCTGACTACCTATGTTAACCTTCTGATTGGGGTGTGGGACGCACTTAGGGTCACTTCCAGAGGGATTCGTAATCGTATGTGTCGAAATATCTGCGCCCTGAAATGTTGCACTTCTTCCATTCACAAAAACGTTATTACTACCATTCACAATGGTTGCAGTAGTATCGCAACCATGTCCAGTATTAATAGTGTCATTAACCCTAGCGCACCCTGGCATCAGTCCATAGCGTCTTCAATGGTATTTAGACGGATATGTAGTGAATCTAACACCTTATCTAATTTCTTGTAATCTTCGCCAGGTGGTTTATACCGAATCGTAAAGTCACTCGGCACTTTCTTCATTCGAGTCTCCAACCTCTCTATCCGAGACGATAGTGAGTCCATCTGTGATAGGACCTTCAACAAGCTCTCCTTCAACTCTACGTCCATAATCATCACCACCGAAACTACTCTTGTCTTCAAATACTACTTTGCCGTCTTCAATCCTTTCGATAATGATATTATCGCCAGGGTCCTGTAATCCAGCATACCACTTATCTGCTGCGTCTAACATATAGTCGGCAACAGAGTCGATATCATCAAACATTAAATCTTCAATAATCTTACCGTCCTTACCGACGATATTAAATTTAAATTCAGACATCTGCTCTCTTCAATAAAATAGAATCATCATTATATTCCCATTGTAGCACATCACCAATGTCCCAGCCAAGACTATCTAAAATCTCGTCTGGGATTGGGAGAAATAATTCATCTGACGATTCGTCGTATTGGACTTCCGTCATTAGTTTCATACTGCATCCTCTGTTGCTTGGTTGGTCTCAAAGTTGGGTGCAACAATCTCACAGTCGAGGGTTGCCTCATTCTTTGCTGCTGTTGCTCTGGTCTTAGCAGTGAAGACCTTTGCCTTACTCTTTAGTTGTGCCCAGGTGCCTTCCTCAGTAAGGTATACCTTGCCTGGTTGTAGGGCGGAGGGGCTGTCTGCTCTTAGAATGTAATCTGCCATCTTAGGTAAACGTGATAAACTCTTTGGGTGTGTTGTGTGATGGGAGTGTCGGAGACTCCTCTGCAGCATTACGAAGTCTAATCATATCTGCCGCTCTATTTAGTGCTGCAGAGACTTCAACGCGCCTTTCTTTCATTGCGAATGCTTTGCAAATCTTTTCACAATCTCCTCGCTCAAACTCGGCGGCGGCTTTAAGAAGGTCTGTAATACCTAGCTCGTCGCCAACTCTATACAGGGCTTCTTTGTCCATCCGTGTCACTCAGAGATACTTTATATAGCTCACTAACTCTTTGAGCGTTATCCAAATATACGATACTTGCTCCCTTAGAGTAGTGCGGGTTTCTGGGAGATTTTTTTCTGGGAAAATTTTTTTTATTTTCATGAATATATATCGCGCTCTTTCAAAGTTTTGTAGGTTAATAGTATCTATCGTTTTTGGTTTCGCTCGGCCACCCCAACCCTACAAAAAAACCCCCGACTAACTGCCGAGGGTGTGCTATGCTCAGTAGTTGCAGGCGAGGCGCTGTGTCTCCCACATGCCTGCTGCCCTGTCGCGTGCTGCCTGTCGCCTGTCCTTGCGATACTGTGCAGCGGCACGCTTAGCGTTGGCGTCCTTGTCTCCGACCCACTGTCTGCCGAGACCACGCTGAGGGGTGATGGTGAATGCTCTGCCTGACCCTGCCCCTCCATTCACTGGGCAGGTGCCCTTCAGTCCTCCATCTCCTGCAGAGAGTTGACCAGTGGTGCGGTGTGCGTTGGGGCGAAGCATGGTGTCTGTGTGGTTGATGAAATTATAGCAGATCTCAGGCGCAGTGCCCGAATCCGATCGACTCAGTGATGGGAGAGGAGCGGACCCACCGCATGGGAGCGCCGCCACTGTTGGGCACTCGCCAGATGATGCAGTCCTCACCCCATGACTTAGCGATGCGGTAGGCGTGGTTGATGTCCGTTGCCCAGTCGCACCCATGCTCATCGAAGTTTGTCCAGGTGGCGGGTTGCACTGCCCAAGCGGCGGTCGTCATGTCTGTCTGTGTTGTTGAATCAATTATAAGGGGTAGGGGGCACCCCCCGCCCCCCTTAGTGGACGCTTCAGAGTTCGTCCAGCATCTCCTCCATCTCATCGTTGTCGATGGCGGGATGATTGTAGGCGAGACCGTCGCCCGTCTCTGTGATACCATGGAGCATCAGCAGGTCGATGCAGTTCTGCCAAGAGTAGGCACGGCGAGCGATGCTGTAGAGGAACTCGTCATTCTGCAACCAGAGGGAGGCATTCCAGGTCTCCCAGTTTGCCCATCCGTTGAAGGTCGTGTCGGTCATGCTTGGTTTGTTTGCTTGTGTGTATTGTAGAGCCCAGGGCGGCGTTGCCTACCCTATGGTGGACACCTCAGCGATTGTACCCATAGTCCCGAGCGTCACGCTGCCAGCGACGGCGATCGTAATCCTCAGCGGTGAAATGGTCATCGAAATCACCATCCCATGCCATCGGGCGGCGGCAGTGGTAGGCATCGTGCATGGACTGTGCCATGGGGAAGTCGGATGGTTTCATTGCTTTGTTTGTCATGTCCTTATTATAGGGGCTGTCAGCGAGGGCGGCGATACCCTGTGTGATAGTTTACCCACTGTCCTAGGGAGCGGTCGCCTGCCAGCATCAGTGCTACGATATCACGCTTGCGAGTCTTGTATGTGTACTCCTGCGTCGGTGTCTTAAACCAGCGGACCTTGAATGTGCCAGTCAGCGGATTGACCTTGAGAGTCCAGACGCTCTGTGAGACGCTAGGGGAGACAGGTGAGATGGTCAGCATGTGTTTGTGTGTTGTGTGTCTAGTATACAGCAGCGCCGCTCAGCGGTCGGCAAACATTGCGAAATGTGTATCAACCACGAAGTCGATGACCTCATCAGTCGCAGACACGTTGAAGCGGTCGCAGAACCAGTCCACTGCCATGTCAGCGGATGCCATGGTGTCGAACAGGAAGTCCTGCAGGTCCTGCTCGGTTTGTGGGTTGGAGAGAAGTGTTTTTGTCATGTGCCTATTATAAGCACGGGGTCTGGCATCCTGCTGGGGTCACTGTGCCACCTTGTCAACTGGTTGGGGCGGCTGACCAGTTTGTGTTAATTAGTCCTCGTAATCTAGGTCAAATGCAATCTCATTCATCGTCACATCTTCAACGATTAAACTATCACCATCGAGGAAGATATCCGCCAGCTCCTGGTCAACAATCTCTTGATACATGTCTGCTGGGGTCATCATTGGATCTTGCATGATTGTCTCCATTAATATTTAGAAAAAAACGCCTGATTTCTCAGGCGAAGATGTAACCAGACTCAAACTCTCGCTCGACTTTGTTATCCATCAGATACCACACATGCTGGCGTTGGTATACACCATCGGTGACAGCATTGCAGAAACGATTGATTAATGCATTGAGGCGAGATTTGGTGGTGACTGTCTGCCAACCGCCATCAAATACCTGCAGGAAGTTATCACCCACAGTGGCGATATGATTGCCGTGCAGGTATACACGAGACTCGTCAGTTTCAGGGCAATAGGTAACACTGGTGTTAGCAGATGTCCAGGACTTGTTGTTAGCAACTGCCTGAATCATTTGTGCTTCAATCTTACGCATTGGTGTCGTGATTTGTTTGACTCTGTTAATATTGCACGGATCGGCGACCATTGCAACCGACCCTGTGCCACTACTTCAACTGTCACCAACCAGTCGCCTCTGATGGTTCGTCTGTATTATTATCATCAGAGTCACCAATTAGGTCGATGAGAGTATCCTCATCGTAGAGATCTACAATCTCTTCAGTGATATCATCCCACGACAGTTTCTCATACTCTCTCACCAACATATCGTAGACTATGTGAGTCAAACTGTCTATGTCCATACCCTCAACAATGTGAGCAGCATAGTTCTCAACTAGTTGGAAATGAGCTGCTTTGGTTGGCATAACAAATTGCTTTGACTCTTATAGTATTGCATACTATAGAGGGTCTGTCAATAGGTTTTCTATTAGTGTTACTTATATAAGACAGTTATAACGATAAGTTATAATTATTTGACAAT